GCTTCACTGTCCCACGTCATAACCTCACCTTTGCGGTTAGTTAGCCATTCATTAGTTGGCTTGAACCAAATTGCATATTTTTTCATTGGGTATCACCTATTTTTACATAATCAAAAACGACTGGATGTTCAAGTTGCGCTTGCCTCACTTGTTCATCAGTCGCTTCGGATAAGATACGTTTAATATTGTCAGTGTAATGCTCTTGTGGCTTAAATACTTCGGGCCAGTACAGATAATTACTTGCCATAACCTGAGCCTGTTCTACCCCAATAACTAAATCAGCGGCATAACCTTTCTTTCTCAACATCAATATCATTGCTACTTGCTCAATAAGATGAATTGCATTAGCTTTCGGCAACCCCCCTCGTTTCAGGAACACGTCAGTTTCCTTGTCTTTCAGTTCCAAAAACAAAGCAGGAAAACCATTTGATTGTTCGAAAATAACGAAATCAGGATGACCACGATACTTTTGAATATTCTTGGTCTTAACAGCCTGCCCCATATTCAGTCTAATACCACCCAGGTCGCTCCGATAATATGCCCACGGATAATGAACATCAATCCACCGGCATAAATTTCTTTGCATCTGATATTCTCTGTCACTCATAAAACCGCCTATGTAACGTTTGTTTTATAGTATCACATTGTAGTATGTTTGTCAACCGTTGACATTAACCGCTGTGTGCGATACAATAAAAACATCTATTACATTGCAATAAAAGGAGATATTATGTTCAATTACGAACCATTGCGTGACTTACCAGACAATTTCCAGCGATTATGGTTGGCTTCATTTGAGAAAGCTACGCCAACCGAAAAAGGGGTGTTTCGACTGGTCAATATCAGAAGTACAGAACCGAAAACATTTGAGGAACAACGAATTATTGTGCTGGTCGTGGATGAGAATGGCTTTCCGATTCCAAACGTATCTGTAGCATTTAGTTATGACACAGCGGGATACTATTCCACAACTGAAAATTTCTTGTGGAACCCGCCTTACCCTCATCAGGCATTTGTTGTGCCAACTCAAGGAAGTGGACAGATTGACCAAATTCAGGGTAGTGCTGTTCAACCAGGGAAACCAGGAGGGGTAACAGTTTACCTACTTGAACCTGAATACTCTTGTGATATTGTGAGGGGAATGGGGATGTTGCAATCTCACGAAGGCGTACATCTGACGTTTCAGCTGCTTAGAACCGGCGTAATCCCCTTGCGTGAGCAATTTGCTCAATACGAACAAAGATTAAATCAGCTTGAAAAAGTCGTATTTGGATAAGTTATTCTTCTTCCCCTGAGTCTGTGGTATCGTCAATTGGCTCTACCACAGGCTCAGGTAATCCATTATCACCTGCAACGTAGGGAATATTTAGCTGGTCTAACAAGTCTGCGAAAGCGACTTGCCGACTCAACGTGCCTGTTTTATCGTTCTGGAGCAAGGTAATAACAATATTGTGCAGTTTTGTTTTTAGCTGTTCACTAAAAGCGTGAACCTTAATCTTGCACACGGGCGAATCAGCCCCAAAGTTATCTTCAACCAACTGTGGTACAATATAAGTATTGCAGTGATCCAAGAATGTGTCTACGTCCATCTTGGCCGCATCTAGCATACGCTCACTGTGTGCTTCAGCCTGGTTGTAACTACCAACTGCCGCCGAATTTTGGGTGACAGTCCTTTCAGGCACAACCAACCCCCTCAACATTCCAACCTCAAGTTCCTCAATACCTTTGGTAAAAATGTCAGAGATGTTGTTCATATTCATCTGACTGTAGCCCCACTGATTATTCCCTCTGTCATCAGTTTCGTAAGGCAAAATCACAATCAGATTTTCCAGCGCAGCTTGCATTACCTCCCCTGCATATTCCATATTATCGACATCATTGCCATCTTCATCTTGCCTGATACCAGTCGGGGCATAGCCAACAATGGGGGGGATTGTCCGGTATCTGAGATAGTCTGCCTGCATCGCCCTGAAAAATTCAGCATAGTACCAGTATGGGTAAATGTCAGTCAGATCGCTTTCGCCCCACATCCCCCCATAGATAAACTTATTAGTATAAATAAATGCCTTGTAAGCATCTATAACCTTCTCATCCTTGCCAACCGGGGCTTTCTGTACAAAACCGGCAAAATCCTGCGTGTCTTTCTGCAACAAAAATCTATCCACGGTTTCAGGGTGAACAAATTTTATTTTCTTAAACACCAATGCTTCGCCATCGTAACCAACTTCTTCCTGACCGGTCTGCTTGTCTATATAGGTAGCTTTGACCTGAGCATATTTCCACACCTTTTCGTGAGGAGCTACTCCATACACGGATGAGGGGGTAATACTGGTCTGAGCCAGTTTCAACAGCCATTCATCCACAAAAGCAGTCTTGACAAAAGCGGCAATCCGTTGATCTTCGCATTCAACCCGTGCTTCCCTCAAAGCAGTCAGAATCGGAGCAGCTTTTATGGTCAGACCAAGTTTGATAACAGGATACCGGCGCATCAAGTTTATCGTAGCAAAATCAAGCGGGTCAGTCCTGTACTCCCCTAACTGATTCATCGTTTGCAATAATTGAGGTGGCATTGCCCCCCGGTATGCAATTTCTTTTAACTTTGGTTTTGGCCCTGGCTTGGCAAACACATCTTTAACCCGCTGCCACGCTGATTGTTTTTGCGGGGCTTGATACCGTTTTGGTAATTCAATTTTAGCCATATCTACCATTTGGTTGAGTGCAGACATTATAACTGCTCCTGTTGTTGCTTGATTTTTCTCATTCGTTCCAAACTACTTTTGACACTACTACTCATTGACGGGTTGTTGAAAGCTCTGTGACGAGCCAGATAAGAGGCTCTGCGGGGTATCATTGCCCCACTCAGCCCCTTCACTTTCTGATTCCAGTATTGTTGCGAATCAACGGCAATTAAATCACTGACAGGTGGTAAAGCCCTCATTCGCATCAGTTCCGGCTTTAGGCGTTCAAAAGCAAACCAGGTTGCCATTACCAGGTCAGAAGTATCGTGTTTGCCCCAATAGTGAAATTCGTCTACCAAAAAATCTGTCTTATCTCTGCTACTGGCATCGCCGCGAGGCAATCTGAACCTGCCGCTTTCAAAATACACATCCATTGCCGTAACCCCAATCTCAGGTTTGTTGTCTTTGGTGGAGTAGAACGGCACTAATGGCAAGAACTGTCTTTCTTCTTCAAGTCCCTGCAACAATGCCTTCTGGTAAGCGTTACTTTCAACGGCAATGTAGACCGGATTCCAATGTTGGGCTAAATCAAGGATAAGCCTCTTCTGAGCGACAAAGCCAACCTGCTCCTTGATAATATCTCCGTAAGTAATCCTCCCCTGGCTGTCCAGTCCAAGCACGATGATACCCAGGTATTTTGATGTCCGGCCATCGCCAATGGCTGGGTCAACCCCAATGACTACATTACGTAAAGGTGGTCTGCGCAATGTGCCATCACGATAGCCTAATTCAATACTGTCATCGAAACAGCCACGATAATACGCCCCTGTAGTCTTGCTGATACCACCCGTAAACCAGATCATCGGGAAGGGGCTATCTGTATCATCTGTTACCCGACAACGATAGTTACGATTAAATCTGATACTGCCCATCTTGGCCCGCTGGCGCATCAGGCTATCATAATCCCATCGTTCAGGCCATAAAGTTTCCTTTCGGGCTTCACTAACAATAGCGTCCCCTGTAAACACCTTATACAAGCCATTGTCAACTGCCAGTTTTTTGATTTTATCGTAAAAATCACCACGGCGATAGGGTGTACCTGTAATAATTTCCTGCCCGCCGTTGACTAAAATAGGTTGCACATCATTAAAGTACCACCGTTCCAGCCTGTCAGACTCAGCCTGAGAGAAGGCTATCTTGTCAGTCACAAGGTCATCTACGTACAGCCTGTCAGCGCGCCGTGACAGCACGTTGGTTAATGCCCCGGCCACGACTACAGTCGGGTCTTTGATTGAAAAATCGTCACGATTGACAGTAATGCTCGATTGTGACCAGTCCTGATCAACAGTTCGATGTTCCTGTTCCAGATTCATTGGATTAAAATGTCCAAAGCCCTGCACAATGCGTTGATTCTGCGTTAGCTGCATTTTAATCTGGCTCAGAATAAGTTTGGCTACATCAGTTGTGGCAAAAGCAACAAAAAATCTGATATTTCTATTACAAACAATTTCCCATACAACCCGATTGATGCTGTGAACAGTAGTCTTGGCGTGGTCACGGGGTGACATATTCATATAGGCCCGCTCCTTGACAGTCCACCAATACCAATTATCGTGAAATTCAGGGCGGGGTAATTCAGGCCTGAGAAATTCATCAACGAAGTAATATAAACTTTGTTGCCACAATTTCGCTCGTTTATCAGACCACGGAGCGAAATTCAGACCAGCATTGTATAAATCGCCAACGACTTTTGCTTTTTGTTGCCACCACTCAGATTCAGGCAATGACAGTATCGTATTTTCATCTAAAATACCATTATCTACCATACGTCATCCATTTTATCTATATTCACAAAATGTATCCGGTCAGCCAGTATATCGCGGGTAGCTTGCAAAACATTTTGATATTCGCCATTATCCCACACTGCTTTCTCATTTACAGTAGCAGCAAAAATAACATCAACCTCTTTATCGCCAAACTCAACCATTGCATCCTCAGCTAATATACCCAATGCAGAAAACCCGTAGCTGGTAAAGTTAGGAACCACCTTACGGGTTTCTGGATTAAGGGCGACAACTGACCCAAGTGGTTGAATTTTGCGATAAACCTTCGTGTCACCATACCACACCTGATACGATGTCACATAATTCATATCAAGTGTGTAAGAGGAAACAATATTATTGTGGGTTGAATAAACTAAATCATCCCTGCGATTCGTTCTGGACACCAGGTCGTACATCAATAACTTCCTTTGCGCCTGCCCTCATTGCGTCCAGTCTCCGAACTGCCTCAAGGTAATTTTCAGTAATGTCTGAAATATCATCAGGGTCAGCATCTTTGATAATATCTTCCAGACTTGGCAACACTTGCCCCTGTTCTTTGTTACTGGTTTCGCTGATAGTCTTACTGACTTTGGGGAAACCAGCCCTGTCTAGCGTAACCTCAGAAGCCTTAACCGCGGCATTGGCTGTCTTTTCGTCATACCACCTACCGGTCATTACTTTTTCCAGAGCGTCAACCGCCGTATCAGCGGCCATTTCCAATCGTAGTTGTATCCATTCCTTGTATTCACGCCTAATACTTCTGACCAGGTCTGTGTTAGCCCCGGTAGCTAAGGCTCTTTCCAATCTTGCTTTTGCATCGGCTGGCAATTGCCTGATTAAGTTATCGGGAACATCATCACCAACAGCAATTAAAGCAGAAACATCGGTAGGAACATCTTCTTCGGTTGCGATATAGTTGTCATAATTAAAATCCATCGTATGACAATCATATCACACAATGGATTTTTTTTCAACAGTTATTGCATTGCAATAGATATTACGTTTTATTTCCTCACAAACGGCAAAGTAATGGCACTTTGGTACTGGTATTTGCCAAGTCTATCAGCATAGGTTGTTTCGCATTGCTCATCAGATTCAAAGAACAACAACTGTCCAATGCCTTCATTGGCATAAACCATTGCCGGTAAGGGGGTAGTATTGCTGATTTCGATTGTAACAGTGCCTTGCCACCCGGGTTCAAGCGGAGTCACACCTACCACGATCCCAATCCTGGCATAAGTAGATTTAGCCATAAAAATTGCCAGCACGTTTTTGGGAATCTGTATCTTCTCAATCGTTCTGGACAGGATGAACGAATTAGGGGGGATAATACAAACATCGCCCTCGTAATCAACGAAAGAACTTTCATCAAGGTCTTTTGGGTCAAGAACGGTGTTATTGATATTGGTGAAAATCTTAAACTCAGGGGCAATTCTGACATCATAGCCATACGATGACAGTCCGTAAGAAATTACACCTTTATTAACTTGTTTGTCAGTGAATGGGGTAATGAGATAATTGTTTAGGGATTGATATTTAATCCATTTGTCAGATTTAATGCTCATATTGTCCTTTTCAAGGGCTGCCATAATAGTTGTTAGGCAGCAATTTTATAGACCACACAACTATTGAGTTCACCGGACGCGCACGGCCTGACCGCCTGACTGCTGCCTCGCGGAAGAAGCCGAGCTTAAGCGTTCCGGTGAAACGATTTGTTATGCCGCGTTACTTTCTGCGGATGCTAACTGATGGGCTGCCGGTTTTCTTAAACTGCTCAATTTCTGGATGGGCCGCTGCGTATCCATCAAGAGCCTTTGTGTTCCAACTGACACGACCTCTGTTATAAACTGCTGTATACGCCCCTTTGACAGTTGCTCCGGCATTAAAAACCATTTGCTTTACATCAGTCTCAATAGCTAAAATGGTTGTGTTTAGATTTTCGGTTATTGGGTCAAACTCGGTATCAATAGCAGCCAACTGCTCTTTGATTTCGTCGGTCAATACCTTATCAATAGCAGCTTGTTTGTCGAGCCTGACTACTTCTTTGTGTGCATCGAGTTCCTTCAACTGCTCTAATTTCGCTACAATTTGCTTAGTCATAACTTCGCCGCCTCCTTCAAGCGAAATAACGCCTACATTTCAGGGGCGCGCCCCTGATGGTTGGTTAATAGAAGTTACGATCCATCCGGCGACGTTGGGAAAAGCCGAGCTTGGGGCGTCCCCTGCAAATGTTTGTTAGAAGGCTGCGTAAACATAGGTACTGGTAAAGCCTTCATACGTCCCGTTGCAATTTCAACATTGTGCGGGTTGATTTCAAACCCTAAAAAGTTCCTGCCTTCAACTTTCGCGGCAGCAAGTGTTGTGCCTGAACCAGAGTATGTATCCAGCACAACGCCACCAGCCGGGCAAAGATGCGCTACCAAGTGACGTAAATCATTGAGCGGTTTTTGGGCTACGTGGTTAAGACCGTTATCCTCCGCCCCCGTCTTTGTGTAAACATCGTGACGCCAATCATCTGAATAAAATTTCATTGGCTCATCTGCTGGCTTTCGGAACAACAAAATAAAATCACTGGTTGACATCCACCCGTACAATTTATTAGCGTTGCCCCATCGCCGATAAAATGTAAGACCACGCAAATAAGTAAAACCTGCTTCGCCCATTGCATTGATGACAAGCGGTAAAATGCGAGTATCGTAATAAATAGCAGCATACGCCCCAGGTTTTGCCACCCTGAACCACTGGACGGATACGGGCCAAATTGAACTAACGGCCAACAGGTTATCAGCATCGACGTTTTTTGTGTAGGTTTGCGACAACTTAAACGGCGGGTCTGAGACAATAGCATCAACGCTATCTGATGGAAGTTGCTTTGTGAGCTGAATCGCGTTGCCTGTGACGATTGTGTTAATTTGGTACGGGCCTAAAGTTTTGTTCACTTAGCTGCCTTCTAACGCCCGCAAATAACGGGCCTGCGGGTTTGGCCCAACTATTCGAAATTATCGAATGGTTCATTTTATGATTGGTTTCTTACTCGCCAAGATTAGCAGGTCGCTGTTCATTTGCCTTGTTAGCTGGCACGATTGGATGAAAGGTAGATTTCTCTGCCAGTTTAACAATGTCAGCTTCGACAAGCTCACCCAAAATCCGTGCAGCTTTGGCATAACCACATATCAAATGACGTTGCAATTTGGTCACAGAAACCCCGCCGTTTTCAATTGCAAATTGTTTTGCTTTATCAAACAAATTATCTGCTTGCATAATTTGACCTTTTCTCTGGCAAGTAGCCTACTAACGCCCCGGCTTGTGCTGCCGCTACCGAGGCTCAATTAAATGTGTAGCTTGCGTAAACCCGCCGCTTGGGCGGTCAGCACAAAGCCGTTTGTTGGGTTGCGTCTGTGCGGGCCGCGTGGTAATCCTGCACCACACAACCGCCACTTGCCTCTAAATCTACTGGCAACATAAAATACTCACGTGCGCAATTTTCGCAGATTTCGGCTTGGTCATTCGGTCCGCCGCAAATCACACAGGGCGGGTGAGGTTCGTTAATTTCCTGATCAATTTTTGCGCTCATTTTAATGCCTTTCCGGTTGCAAGATGCAACCTAACTAATAATCTATAGTTTCTATATATTATTCAAAGCTATCTATCTACCCTTGCATATTTTAAACATCGTTACGATTAATACTTCGTTCACTGCTAAAACCATCAGGATAACGTTTTGCCAGCTTTTCAACATTTCTGGAAGCAATGTCATCCAATTGCAATCCCAAAGAACTGGCAACCTCAGCCACGTACCACATAATATCACCAAGTTC